CAAGGGTAGTACCAGAAGAAGCAAAAGTACCTAACCCTACCTCAAAATCAGTTCCATCAGTACAACAATAATATGTTGTATCACCATTACTTAAATTAGCGGTAAAAGTTTCAAAACCAGATACTGCACCACCTAAAGTATACGTTCCAGTGCTAGTTGTGGTTGTTGTCTCTTTTATCCTATCTGATAGAACAAAAGCCATTACTTAAGCTCAATAGTTAAGTTTGTAGCATTAATTCTAAATATGTCTCCAGACTCAATTGTTTTAGATGCGTCTAAAGCGCCTACAAACAATATGTTACCACTGCTCGATGCGTCTGCAATAAACACATGAGTAATCGTATTATTTGTGCCACCTGACGCTGGAAAGCTAATAGCATTTGTATTTTTAGCTGTTTGTGTGTCTGTTGAATCTGCGCCTATAGTTGTCCAATCAGAAGCTGGAACGTTTTGTCTAGCATAGTTTGTAAATGTTGCTTCTGTCAAAGACCCAGTTTCTGCTGCGGATACGGCAGTTGCCAATCCCACATAAATACTGTTTCCCGGGCTTGAAAAACTAAGAGAATCATTTTTAAAAATATAATGTAATAACCTTCTCTCAAGATAATTGGTTGCTGCGTTTGCTGTTGCCATTTTTTACTCCTTCTTTAAGTTCTAACTGCTCTTGGCAATCCTTCTGAATATGCATCAGAATTTTCTCTTGCTTCGGCTAAATCTTTTAGCCTAACTAATTGATCGTTAAATCTTTTTTCATATTGCTGCATGATATCAGGCTCACCTTTCATATAAGTATACGCTTCTACAAGTGATCCGTAAAGTAGAGCAAACGGTGCATTTGTACTTAACCATGTTGTGCCGCTATCTGCTCCTGCTGTTAAACTTGCAGGTCTGTAATAATAGTGAAGCTCTATTGCATAATTACTATTTGGTGTCGGTGCTACAATAAAGTTGTTTATATCAAAAACAGCATAATATCTAGGCAATCCTGTAGATGCAGAACCATCAAAAGCTTCTTGTAAAAAATTTACATCCTTTTGCAAAAGAAAACTCTCTGAACCAGCAGTGGTTATTTGCAAAGAAAATGAAGACAAATAGTCACTTGGTATTGAAACAAACTTGTCAGATGATGTCATTGCAGATGTTACATTTTTTCTAAATAACTCTAGATCTACATTTTTAAAAATTCTTTCTTCAGATGCTTTTATAAAGTCAGATAAATGATTAACAAAAGTGGTTTCTGAATTATCTACATAATCTTGTATTGCTGTCTTTAATTGTGTAAATGTAAAACTCATTTAACTCTCCACTGTAACAGGCCCTGATGAAGCAACGGGACCTCCAAAATCTGTATTCAATCCTGCATCTACTTCTGTGACTGTTATTTGAGCCCCCATGTTTCCATGAATACTACATTGATAAAATAACGTAGATGGAGCACCTGATGCAACTGTTATTTCAGTATAAGTTGAAGTAGAAGTTACACCTGTTGTATATTGTGTAGTTTTGTCTGCGTCAAGATAAAGTCTTAAAGGATGTGAAGACATATCACTTGAGCTTAACGTAAACCTATATGTGCTTCCAACTTTAAATGTTAACTGAACATTTGCTGTTGCTGTACTGCCATCAATAGCATATTTATTAGAAGAGCCAACATTATAACTTGGATGATCACTTGGATTGCCGCCAACAACAGTTACAGCATAATTAACTGATTCTGTTGCGGTAGAAATATCTGGTATTGTAAATTTATAAGTATCATCAGTTAAAACTGTTATAGAATATCCATTTGCAAGTTGCATGGCACTTTGTGTTATAAGACTTCCAACACCTAATGAATTTCTAAATCTAACCGTGTCACCTGTAGTTCTTCCATGATTTGTTTCTTTTACAGTAATAACACCGGATCCAGAATGTGTATAAGGATTTGGATTTAATAATCTTTCAGCCTCTGGCTCTGTTCTATCTGGTCTAGCATCTTGTATAGATTGTGGGTCATCAAACTTCATTCTTCCTACAAAGTTTTGAGGATGATCAGGGTCAACAACATCTACCCCAACTCTCAAGCCTGTCTTTGATCCATTTCTAAATTCAAATACCAAGTCTTTACTTGCATATCTAAATCCAGTCTTATCACATATGCCATAAGAATACCTACCTGATGAATATGCCATTATTTCTCTTTCTTTGTTTTATAAAAATATTCATTGCTGTCACCAAATCTTTCTAATTTTCCTTCATTTTCTACTTGATAATACTCTGTGCTTACAAGAAAGTCAGGAGTCATTGGCTTTTCTGGTGTTAAACTATTATCGTAAACTCTCATTCTGTTATTTGGATACAAGCAATATTGACCATTCTCTAATTCTAATAAGTTATGTGACTTATGTTCTTGTGGAGTTTCACTTGTACTAAAATCTACTGTATCTATGTCACCATGATAATTATCTAAAGTCGCTATGTAGCTTCCTTTAATTTTACCAGCATCTCTTGTATAAGCTTCGTATGTCATAGAGCCAATAAATTGTTTTTGTATACATGTAACATTGTAGTCCATACAATTCCAAAACTGAAGGTTATATAAATCAAGGTCTGGCTCAGGTGTCTCTGGTGATGAGCAGAATGCACTGATAGGGAGTTTATCAAATAGCGCACCATACTCTGGCAGATATGTCTCAAAGTAAAAAGCTCTACCCGGCAACGACTTGCAAGACACCCAAATACCTTTAACAAACTTTCCATGACCATCTTTTCCATCTCTTAAATATTCTTTTCTTACCCATACTTCTACAGCAGGAAGATTACATATAAGTTTTGACATTATCTCATTCTAAAGTTTAATCCTCTAGCGGCCATACCTCCGCCTCTCATTTTCATAACCTTTCCTCCGCCCTTCATAAAGCCCATTTTGTTACGAACCTCTGTTGGAAGCTTACTTAGACCCTTGCCTTTGTTGCCTTCTGGTACTGCCTTTAATCCGCCACCACCTTTTAGTGTCTGTGGCTTAGACTTACCCATCATTTTATCAAGCATCTTTTTTTGACCGGGCATTATCATAGGCGCAGCTGATGAAGCCTTCTTTTTTTTCTTTTTACCCTTAGTAGGCATTATTTTAATTGGCATATTATTACTCCTATAAGTTAACTTTAACTTTTCTTTTTACTAAAAAAACGACCAAATAAACCTTTTCTTGTTCCTTTTGATTTTGTAGGCATCTTCGCTTGATTTTTTTGAGCTGGTGTTATTTTCTTTTTCTTAACAGTGCGAGATTTATTTTTCTTCATAGCCATAGCCCTCATCTCGCTTGGAGATTGTCCTGCATAAGGACTCATCTTTCTCTGGCTTGACAAGCCGGGCTTTAGAACCCCTAAGTCTAAAGTTCTTCCTGCTCTAATTTTATTTGGATCTTTAATATTGTTGTTTTTTTGCAAAGTTCTTATCGTTGTATTATATTTCTTCGCTATTTGGGAAAGTGTATCTCCCGGTTTTATTTTATATTTTGCCATTATTAACTCCCGTAAAATGTATTGTATGGAACAAATCTAGCAGATGCACTTTCCGTGTCCTCACCTGCCGCTAATTCAAACTGAAACTCATACTCCTGCTTCAGTGCTGTTACCCTTCCGGCTAACTCTGGGTCTTTCATGGCTATGTAATAAGCCAGTCCTGAAACTAAACAAGGCACAAACCTTGGAGGAATAAAAGATGTCGTTGTGCCTTCTATACCTGAAGATATTCCATCTATTCCCACAACCCTAAAATAAGACAGAGTGTAAGTGTCTTGACTATCTGGTACAGGATATAATGTTGCTGTAACAGATCCAGACAATCTCTGTATAAATATTTGAGTAGGTTTTCCCTGTGTATTCTTTGAAGATATCTGTGCAAATGTAGATACACTTATTCTTGCCATATTTGTATCTACTTGGCTTGTTCCAGTGCCTGTTCTAATTGTATGCTCTAAAAGGTCTACAGTATCTGTAGGCAAGGTATATGTTGACGTACCTGCTGTCAGAGATAAAGTTCCAGATTCTATTGTCCAAAGATTCAATCCTCTATTTTGCCACTCCATAGTAAGGATATTAAAACTTCTTCTAATGTTTCTAAGATCATTACCAGTACGCATGGTGGTGCCAGCTCTTGAATAAGCCTCTTCAAACAAATCAGGTAAATCAGGTACTACTACTGCCATGTTCCAGTTTCTCCATTAACTTACGAGTATTTTCT